CAGCAATTAAACGAAGTATTTCCAGAGGCAGTAGATACTAACGAAAGCCTAGCAGTTGGAAATATAAACTTGCTAGCTACTTTTGAAGGAAACAAAATAACTTTCAACGATAATAAAACAAGTCATTTAATACAAGTAGGAGTCAAAGTCCAATTAATGAATGAGGAATTTGTATTAAGAGAATTTGAAGTTACTGAAATTATAGATGAGTCAACTTTTATAGTAAATGATGAGGAGGATTTAATAACATCAATTAGCGGTAAGGTAGTTGGTACTATAGTAAATGATTTTCACACTGTTAATAAGCATGCAATATGGACTTTATCGGCGGCAGCTTTACAAGAGACTTATAAAGAGTTACAAGAAGAAAAAGAAAAGGTTAGCGAGTTACAATCTGTAATTAGCAATTTGTCTAATCCTCATTATGGAAAAATTAGCAGATTTGTAGGCTTAGATATTGAATGTATAAACTCATGGCAAAAACATTTATATCCTGATTTTAATGGCGGTTTATTAAATGATATAGAAAGTTATGAGTATGCAACGCCTACAGCCGCAATTAATTCTGGGTTCAAAGTTTTAAAAGACGGATATTATAAAATCAATTATACAATAGTAGCAGCTAACAAAACTTATAATAATAGAGCTAATTTATTTATTAAGTTGTTAAAAAATAATAATAGTTTAATTAGCAATAAAGGGCAAACATATATATATAATAGACACTTTAAATATAGTAATAGTGGATCTGCTAGCAATCAAACAATAATTTATTGCAAAAAAAATGACTGCCTAAAATTGAATATTACTATAGCAAAAAATGGGGCTGTTTTTGATGACAATTTAAAAGGCATTAATATTAATGCAGGAAGTGAGATAAATATTGAGTTTTTAGGATAAATAATAATTAATAATAATATTAACAATATAAATAGGAATAATATGAGTTTAGAAAGAAATCTACTTAGTGTTGAATTAAAAGAGTTATATGAAAATGTTTTAGAAGCTGGCAGCAACTACGATAATTTAACAAATAGTATAGCTGAGCTACAATTAGATGTTAAACAAAAATTAAAAAACAGAATAGATGTTTTAAAAGAAAATGTAGAGTACGAAGAGCAAGCAAGTGATGCAGAAAAAGCTGAGATTGAAGCTTGGTATATTGCAGCAACAGAATAATTGATTAAAATAATAAGTTAGTTTATTATAAATACAACTAACTAAATTATTATGTTTAACCATATATACAAAATAAGCCCTACTAATTATTTGCTTAATACAGATGCAATTATAGAGCCTTTCACCTTAGATTATGTAAAAGATTATTTACGCATATCTAGTACAGATGATGATGTTTTAATAGGTGATTTAATAACGAGTGCAAGAAATTTTGGCGAGAAATACACAGGAAGAGATTTTATTAATAAAACTTATGTTTGTTATTTAAATAATTTTCCATTTAATTATACGGAAATTGAAATAAGAAAAAGTAAATTAAATTCTATTACCTCTATAGAATATTACAAAGATGATGTTTTAACTACTATTGATAGCTCTATTTATTATTTCACTGATAATGATGAGTATTCTAGTATATTAGTGAAAGATGGTCAATCATGGGCTACAGATGCAGACAATAGAAAACAAGCGGTAAAAATTACTTTTATTAGTGGTTATGGTGCAACTGTTAACGATGTACCACAAGGGATTAAAATAGCTATGTTGTCTCAGATAGCTTATATGTACGAAAACAGAGGAGATTGTACAGATTGTGATGTTGTTTTTCAAAACTCTATAGTAGCAAGTTTATATTCACCTTATAAATTAAGCTCTACTATGCTTGAGGTAGTGCATGGCTTGTGGTAGAATTAAAAATAATATTACTAAAGTTTGTATTAATGATTTTAATAAAAAAATAACAATACAAAAACCAACGCTAAATCTAAGTAATACTAGAGGCATTAATGCACAAGCTGGATTTGTTGATATCAAACAAGTTTGGGCTATGGTTAAAAGCAAAAACCCCTTTCAATTACAAAATGGCACTAATACTAATTTAACAACTATCACTACAGAATTTTATATAAGGTATGATGCAGATATAACTTTAACAGATAAATTATTTATAGAGTATAACTCAATTAAATATAAAGTAGTTCAAGCGGATAATATAGACCTAAAAAATAAAACTATAGTTTTTAGAACGATAAAAAGAGGTGATGAAGCAAACGCTGCTAATTTAAGATGACGCTAACAGTAAAAAAAACATCTAAAAAAGATTTTTCTAAGCACTTTAAGCATAGCTCCGCAAAATTTAAAGATGGTGCAAGAAAAGGCTTTGATATAAATGGACAAATGTTAGTGAAAGATGTTAGGCATGAAATGACTCATGGGCGTAAATCTGGAAATACTTATGTAGTGTATAGGGGGTTAGGTGGTAGAAAGTTGAAAAGACCTAGATTGCATATAGCCTCTACTCCCGACGAATATCCTGCAGTTATTACTGGTGCTTTAAGAAAATCAGTTAATTATAAAGTAAGAGGTAGTACTAGGTTAGAGTTTGGTGCTGGTGATGGGTTTATGATATACCCTGCAGAATTAGAGGAAAGAAACCAGTATTTAGCAACAACTTTTGACAATCATCGAAACCAGTTTAAAACAAATTTAAACAGAGAAATAAAAAAATCTTTAGGTATATAATATGCAAGCTTTAGAAATAGTAGATAGATTAAAAGATGTAGTTGGGAAATATACAGATGATTTTAGTCAAATAATTACAGCGACTAGCTTAACTAGGTCAGGAACTACAGCAACTTGTATTACTGCCACGGATCATGGGTTAGCAACAAATGATTATGTAACAATTAGAGGAGCTACAAACCCTGTTATAATAACTTCTTTAACTAGAGTTGACAATGTAGTAACAGCGGTTGCAAGTGAAGCAACTCAATTAATAGATCCTAGTAAATACACAGCAGCGATAAGAGATAGTTTAACTGTTACTTTATCAGGAACAGACCCTATAGAATATAGCGGCACTTTTAAATTATTAAGCGTAAGTGATGATAGATTAACTTTTACCTTTGAAATAACTACTACACCAACCACGCCAGCAACTACAGCAGGGTATTTATTGCAAGATGATTATGACGGTTATAATGGTAGTAAACAAATAACAGTTATAGATAATACTAGCTTTACTTTTACAGTGAATGAAAATTTAAATAGTCCTGCTCAAGGAACTATAGAAATTGCAAGCAATATCAGAATTGCTTGGGCTGCTACAGCGGAAAGGGCAGATCAGTATTATAGTAAAATGTCAGATGAAAGCGGTTATTCTACATTTATGTTTGTTATTTTAGGTAGTAAAGCAGTTTATAGAGATGGTACTATTGCAAGTGATATTTCTACCTCTATAGAAAAAAATCAAGATTATTTTTTTGCAGCTGCTCAAGATTTTTCTATTTATCTTTATTTACCAACAGCAGATGAAACGCTAGCTGGTATTCAATCGGATAAGGCTAGAGAGTATGAAGCTTTTATTTTAAAGAGTATTGCTAATTATAGCTTTTCTAGCGTTTTAACAGATGTAACATATCAACCAGTTAATTATGTAGGTAATGAGTCAGACATATATAATACTGCTTATTATGTACACAGATTTGATTTTACAGCTAAAGGATATATCCAAGTTGCTGATACTATAGACATTAACCCTGGCGTTCCTTTAGATAATGTAGAGGGTAGCTTTACAGATAAAAACTTACAGTTCAAAACCAGTTTTAAATAATAAGCTTTTTTTTCATATTATTTTAGCTTTTTTTTTTGTATAATCGAGCTAATATAATATTAAAATAAGTGATTTATGTATATATCTATAATATTAACAACAAATTTATCTTATAAAGGCGTTAAATATACAGAGGGTCAATCTATTAAGATTGAAACTGACGATTTTGGCGTTCCTTTAGAAAGTTTTTGGAGAAGAAGATTTAGAGATTCTAAAATAGATAATTGCTTGAAAATAACAAATAAAAAAAAAGGTAAGTAATGGGTTCTTCATTTCCTTATATGACTGCTAACTTAAACTCAGCGCAGACTGCTGCAACGGTTGGTGATAGAAAAGTATTATTAATTGGTCAAATGGTTAGTGGAACAGCTACTAGCGGAGCTTTAAATGAAGGCTTGTTAAGTGATGCAGATTTTAACGATAAATTTGGCAGAACTTCGCAAATAGCTAAGGCAGGTAGAGCAGTTATAAAAGAATTATCAGTTACTAGAATTAAGCCAACAGTAGATGTTATAGCTTTATCTGATAATGTTTCAGGTGTTGCTGCAACTGGAAGCGTTGCTTTTTCGGGTACTGCAACGGCAGCAGGTTCTATTATTGTTTATGTAGATAGCTTTAATAGAAAATATTCTTTAACTATAGCCAGTGGTGATACTGCAACTACTATAGGCGCTGCATTAGCGGCTGCAATAACTGCTGATTTAGATGCGGTTGTGACTGCCTCTAATTCTACTGGCACAGTAACTTTAACCGCAGTAAATGCTGGAACTCAAGGAAATACTATAGGAATTAAAGTAGTTGGTTCAGTTGCTGGTATTACAACAACTTTAACTGCTTTTAGTGGTGGAGCTACTGACCCTAGTTTAACTTCTTTATTTGATGTAATAGATGGCGCTAGATACACAAGAATAGTTTATCCTCATGAGTGGGGCGTAAGTACTTTAACTACTGAAACTGAGTC